CGGTTCTTAGGCTGGTTAATGTCCCGTTCGATAACACGTATCGTGACATTATTGACTGGGGGCGTTACGGGTCTCCGAAGGACTATGTGGAGTCGTTTGAGCACTCGCAGACGGTTCGGATGGATGGGATGACGTACCTATCTCAGGGTCGTCCTGTGCGGATTCCTACACCGTTTTCTCGGGCGGTGCAGTTTAATTATGCTATGGCAACAAACCCTGGGCGGCCTTCGTCGGTATTTGATGCTGGTTATGTTCCAACACGGTTCTTTTACTTCATTACCGATGTGCAGTACGTCAATCCCGGGACCACGTTGCTGACGCTTCAGCTGGATGTGTGGACGACGTACTATGACCGCGTGAGATTTGGTCGTGCGTACCTTGAGCGCGGGCACATGGGGATTGCTGCCAAGAATTCGTTTGAGGAGTATGGTCGCAAGTGGCTGAATCAGCCTGAAGGTATCGACCTTGGGGGTCAGCATCTGGTTACGCGTGCGTATCGTAAGGTGCTTGGTGACGTGTCGAAGAAGAACTATGACGTTCTGGTGACCTCCACGATCAAGTTGGATGCTCCTTACGGGGACAAGCAGAATCCGTCGGTGTCTATGGCGACGGGGTCTCCTCTTGAGGGGTTGCCGAACGCGGTGGATATCTGGGCGACTACGGCTGATGGTTTCTTTGCGGGGATGGAGTATTTGTCGTCGTACCCGTGGATCTCGCAGGGTATTGGGTCTGTGTACCTGGTGCCTAAGGGGTTGTTTGGTGAGGAGAGTGTGCGTACGGTCAATCTTGGGGCGGCTGTATGGCGTAGCCCTAAGACGATCAATAACAAGAAGATGTTTTATATGACGCATGAGGATTTCCGTCAGGCGATCATGAACATGTTGTCGCCAGATTTCAGTGAGTTGAAGAAATTTGCAACGTCGCCGTACGCGATTCTTGAACTTACAACATACACGGGCAACCCCCTAGAGGTCATGCCGGAAGCGATTGACGACGTGCATGTGGGTATTACTATGTGGGCTCATATTGCTCCACCGAATCCGCAGATCTTGTTTTCGGTCAACTGGAACAACTACTTGGTTACTAGTAACGTCGTTGATGCCGACAACCCCAACAAGTATGAGCGTCTAACGGGAGAGGAGTTTGACGCGACTACCGGATACCAGAGTCTTCCAACATTCGCGGTGCTCAACAACAGCGCACTTAACAATCTGGCGTCCAACGCGCACACGATCGCCCAGCAGTACAACGGCGCCCGCTGGCAGCAGCGGCGCGCCCAGCGCGCGGCAACAGCCAGCCGAGACATTGCCAACGCGGGCATTGCTGCGACTCAGGCCGGGGCTGAGAACCACATGTGGGGCAACAGTGCGAGTGCCGACTCGCAGTCCCGCTACAACAACATGCGCGCCACCGTGCAGGCAGCACAGGGCGGCATGCAGGCGCTTGGTGGAGTTATCGGCTTGAACGGTCAAGCCGTGGGTAGTGGTCTCGGCCAGATGGCGACTGCGCATGTGAACGCATTGATCTCTAACTCTCAGGCACAGTCTCAGGCAAACATCCAGAATCAGTTGGCTTCGGGACAGTCTCAGATCAGTCAACAGCAACAGAGAACTGTGCGCGACACGAATTATGAGTTGGCACAATTCTCGGCAAATGGCGACTATGAGAACGCCGTGGCTGCGATTAATGCGCAGGTTCAGGACACTCAGGTGATCCCTCCGAGCGTTATTGGACAGACTCAGGGGACGGTCACCCCTATGACTGCGTATGGCATTCATCTTGACTGTCGTGTTCGTCAGCTGTCCCGTAATGCTATGACTCGTATTGGTGAGTATTGGATGCGCTATGGGTATGCTATGAACACGTGGGTGCGTATCACTCACCTGTCGCTTATGAAGTACTTCACGTACTGGAAACTGACGGAATGTTACTTGGAGAAGGCTGACATGCCTGAGTCTTTTAAAGGCACGGTGCGTGGTATATTTGAGAAAGGCGTCACGGTGTGGCGCGACCCTTCTTATATTGGAACGGCTAATGTGCGAAAAAATAAGACCGACAGTAGTGTGGAGGTGTGGTTAGGTGAGCAAGCAGGCTGATTTTGTGTCTCGAGAGTTCTATGGGAAGCCGGGCGCATTAACATCAAGTAGTGCGGAGAATCGACAAGCAATTCTGCAGAACATGTACTTTCGCCAACTGATGGGGAAGTGCATGTCAAGATTTACGTGGGAGGGACTACCGAACGACATTGACCCCCGATTCATTGAGAAAACCATTTTCAATAATGGGTTCAGCGTGTTCTACTTTGACACCCTACTGGAACTCTTTATGTCTATGCCCGCCACACCCTCGGGCACACTCGACATCCAGGACAACCCCGTCAAGTATATTGTCACCCGCAACGGCATCTACTCGCGAGAAGTTGCCGCCGCCGATAGTGTCACTATCTGGGGAAACCAAACACGGGTCAGTGATCTCGATGTTGTCCGCATCTACTCCGAGCGACTCGCTCTCGTGGACAGGACCATCGAGATTGATCTACTCAACGAACGCAACCCTATGATTGTTGCCTGCAGCAACGACCAGAGGCAAACCATAACCAACGTCATCTCCAAGATCTATGACGGTGAACCCGTTGTCTGGGGGACTGAGAGCATTGCGATGGATAACCTCGCCAACACGATCGGGGTTTTCCCACTCAACCAGAACGCTGGCGCTGGCGCGGTTTCCTCGATCAAGCACATGGAGTCCAAGGCGAAGATCTGGGGTGAGGCCCTCACAATGCTGGGAATCATGAACGTCAACTCTGAGAAGCGCGAGCGCATGGTTGTCGAGGAAGCGGCGGCAAACTCTGGCCAGGTGCTTGCCTCTAGAGAGCAGTTCATGAAGCCCCGCGAACTGGCGTGTGAACAGATCAACGCTAAGTTTGGCCTCAATGTGTCTTGCACCTGGGCAGTAGACGATAACGCAACACCCGACCTGAATGACATGCTTGCCATGCAGAACATCACACAGCTAGGAGGAGACGATGCCGACGCACACGCTCAGGCTTAAAGATGTTGACGCCATCACCAAGGGGCACTGGGGACTGGATAATTACGAGATTTTTGATGAGACCTATCGCGAGAAACTGAACTCCCGCATTAAACGGGAGTTCTGGCTCAATGAAATAGGTCATGAGACGATCGACATTTTCATTTGGCGTCTCGAACTCAGGATGGACCTTATTATGCCTCGATACAATCGTATGTACCTGGCAGAACTCCAAAATGTTGACCCACTCGACGGCGGCATCTCAACCAACAAAACCCGACAGTGGGGAGACTCTAGCAACGACGGCACCAACACCAACGCCAGCAATGGCACCGGATCGGGCACCAGCAAGGGTCGAACCGTAGCCTCAGACACGCCCCAGACGCGCCTTGCCGGTAACGCTGACTACGCATCATCGTTGTCTGACGCTACGAGCGAGAACACCAATAAAAGCACAAGCACATCCTCGGGTAGCACGAATTCCCGTAGCCACTACGACAACAACCAGAGCAGCGAGTCTCAGCAGCGCGGAAGCAAGGCTCAGATGATCGCTCAGTACCGAGGTACACTAGTTAACGTAGACAATTTTGTCATTGAGGAGCTGCGGGATCTCTTCCTTGGCGTGTGGGATGTTGACCGTCCACTCACACACTCACCACTTTACGGAGGTTACTATGCCTAATATTAACGACATCATCAATCAGATCGATCGGGCGATGTGGCGAATTCAGGACTCTCGCGTCAACAACATCACCCCATTTACTTATCGCGACGGACTTACATACCTAGAAGTTCTCGAGCGAATTCGCGGCGCCGTGTCCGAGACGATCGACTATGTTGGCGTGTTTGGCGAGGAACAGAAAAAGATCATCGCTCAGATGAACGAAAAAGTTTCCACCTTCATCACCGAGATGGAGAAAACCCACGACGGGTGGAACAAGGAGATTGAGACAAAGCGCTCCGACATGCTCAACGCAATCAAGGCCATGCAGGACAAGGTTGTGACAGCAACATTCACGCGCAGCGCAGACGGTCGCACCATCACCGCCCCACTAGCCGGTGGGGGTACCGTAGACGTTGCCACAAAGGCCTGGGGCGACCAGGCCTTCGGGGAACTTAAGACCGAGGTCACCAACAACATCGCCAACGGCAAGCGCGAGATCGACACCGCGATCGCCGAGAATCTAAAACAGGGCATCGACATCATCGCCGTCTACGGCCAGTCCAACGCCGCAGGCAGCGGCTACCCAGTCACCGAGTTCGACCAGGGAGACTCTCGCATCCTCGCCTACTACGCAGAAGGGACGGCAACCGTTGACGGGCGCTTCGACATTGCTCGCGACCCACTCACGGCCGGTTTCAGCGAGTCCTATGGTGTCGGCCCCGCCATTTCATTCGCCAAGCGCATGATCGCCAACGAGCAGCTGAGTCCTGGGCGCAAGTACCTCATCGTCAACCGAGCCTGGGGTGGTGCCAACTCAGACAGTCTTGCTGGCTGGGTGAATGAGTTCAAGAAGCACCTGCGTACGGCGATTGACAAGGCTGGCGCGCAGGGCACCGTGCGAATCAGCCACCTACTGTACGTACAAGGTGAGGCGGACGCTGTCTCCCGCGGTGGCGGTGTTCAGTGGACCAAGAACACCAACACCATCATCAACACCATCAAGACGCTGCCTGAGGCGGCGAACATGAAGGTCCTGATTGGGAGCATCCCACCCGACTGGGCCGAGATCGCCCCTGGCGGCAACGACATCATCCAGGCCCAGAAGGCCCTGGACAACGGCACCGACATCCTGTGGGTTGCGGGCCCCTACGGGCACACGCATGACGTGGACGGCATTGACGGTAACCAGCAGGTTGGTATCCACTATTCTGCGCGTGGCGCTCGCGCGCTAGGGTGTGCTATGGCGGATCGGGCTAGCGGCAAGGCGCAGGGAACGATCGTCGGCTATAAGAACGGTCGCCTTTACTGGCAGACGCCGCTCGGTGTGACCCAGACGCAGACGTGGAGACCTGACCGTGGATGGGCTGACAGTGCGCCCGGCGAGAGCGTGCCGAATGACTTTACGAATAGCGTGATGGTGTCATTCCTGATTAACCGTCAATGGTCTGCGGCCACAGATAAGGTTTTCGTGTCGGGTGTGGAGAATACCGCCGAGTGGATTATGAGTCCCTTGTGGGACTCTAACTTCAACGGATACCCAATGAACGGATGGGGTGGCGCTAAGTACAACGCCAACGCGCGCGTGCACGGTCTGGGGTCGAACTATGTGCCGATCCAGAACCGCAATATCACGGGCGGTTCTGCGCTCTACGCAGGCGGTGAGGTATCGAACGTCTCTGCTACGAATGACTGGTCGTATACGAAACCGGCGGCAAGCCATTTCATCAACAACGGCTTCACGCTCGCACTCATGTTCACCCCGGACGTTGTAAGTGGTGAGATCGATCCGATCGGGTGGCGTGAACAGGGCGGTGGACAGTATTTCCGCGTCAAGTGCCAGGGTAATAACTGCATTGTTGAGATTTTCGGGAACGGTGAAGAGTCTGTGAAAGTTGCAACCTTCACGAAACTGCTCCGAGGTGCCCCGAACTTCTTGGCTATCCGTCGAAACGCTGGTGGCGCAGCCATCACGCTAAACAACGAAACCCAGAACGTTAGCGTTTCAGGGTTTGACTCAAAACCTGCAGCATTTCTTGTAGGTGACGGGTATGCAAAGTCTGACAACTCGCTATATGCACCATACAAGGGGACTATCGACTATGTTGGATGGTGGAAGTATGACATTGGGCAGTCTCAGGCGAACGCACTTAAAACATATGTTGACAAGGTGTATCGCTGGCGTCGGGCTCCCGAACTGACGCGGTAGATCTAAGTAGCCTCCTGCTACAATTGTGGCAGGAGGCTACTTATGACCTGGAACGAAAAGAACAAGAAAATAGCTATCAAGGTCATTGGGACCGTAGAATCAGGTCTCAAGTATGACGCAATTAACTACAACGACCCGATCACCATTGGCATCGGCCAATGGTTCGGCACTCGCGCAGCAGGCCTACTCGCAGAGTATTACCAGCGGAACAAGGCAACCTGGGACGGCGTCAACAACACGCTCGTCAACCGCATCAAAACAGTGCCCGCAACCGACTCCTCATGGAACTCATATTATGTGTACCGGTCCGACGGTGCCTGGCTACAGCCCTACCTAGTCAAACTGCCGGTGTTGCAAGACAACCTGATGCTTGCTGACCTGGACAAATATCTCAACACCGCAAAGTCTCTAGGCATGGATGTTGACAACAACACCGAGGCGTTCATCATGTGGGCGTGCGCATACCACCAGTCCCCCAGGCAAGCCATGCGCATCATCAACAACTACGGCCCATCGCTCAATCTTGACCAGATGCACAAAGCCATCATGGCTGACGGCGTCCTCGGCAGGTATGCGAACCGATACAACACCGCCCTAGCGATCATCAAAAGCGGCGACACGTCGGGTGTGGGGTCGCAACTGTCGGGAAGCACACAGCCAGCAGGAAACGGCATCCAGGTTGGTGCTAACGGACAGCAACGGATCCGCACGTCTGACCGCAAGTTTGTTCTTCAGGAAGGTAACTATGGCCAGATGGATCTATGGGTAGGGCAGACATACGTTCCTGCCCACAGTGCCAACGGGCACTACTACTGGCAGGGCGTTATCCCGGGGGCTATCGAAGATCTCGACGTCAACGTCCCTCAGGTTACCCCTGACGGTGGTGACGGTGGTGGCGGTGGCGGTGGTGGCGGTGGTGGCGGCGCGGGTGACGGTTCTGCCGGCGCCAAAGCACTCGCCTGGATGAAATCTCGTATCATGAAGTTCCGGTACCGACAAGCGCCTGGCCGCCTCGACCCCGACAGATCGGGCTTTGGGGACTGCTCCTCCACCATCTACAGGGCGTACATGGACACGTCAGGCATCAACCCTGGCACGTGGACGGGGGACATGTATAACAGGGGCACTGCCGTTATCCCCCGAGGGAGAGGTGCTATGAGTGCTGCTCAGCAGGCGATGCTTAAGCCCGGTGATGTTATTGTCATGTCCTGGGGTGGGGGATACCCACACACAGACCACGTGGAAATGTTCGTAGGACCCGGACAAACAATTGGGCATGGCGGTGACGGGCCGGGCCCTCACATCAACAACATCAGTATGCTTTCAGGCACTGCCTGGTGGACGGTGAGACGGCATGGTTAAAAAGAAATTCAGTTACTACTCTTTCTCGAACGTTCTCTCATACGGGGGCGTCTACAACATGGTAATGGGCGCCCGGGGTCTCGGTAAAACCTATGGGGCCAAGAAGATCGTCATCAAAAACGCGATCGAGAAGGGGCAGCAGTTCATCTACCTGCGCCGCTACAAGACAGAACTCAAAGGTAGAACCTCGTTCTTCGCCGACATTCAGCAAGAGTTCCCCGACCAGGAATTCCGGGTGGAAGGACAGTTCGCTCAGCGCCGAGTTGGTAAGAAGTGGGAGACGATCGGGTACTTCATCCCCCTGTCAACCGCCCAGGCCAACAAGTCAATCGCATACCCGAACGTGTACACAATCATCTTCGACGAGTTCATCATCGACAAGGGGAGCCTACGCTACCTGCCTGACGAGGCCAAGGTGTTCATGGACTTCTACTCAACGGTAGACCGCTACCAGGACCGTGTCCGGTGCCTGATGCTCTCTAACTCGGTGTCCATCATGAACCCATACTTCGTCCGGTTCCACATCGAGCCGAAGCAAGGCATCAGCCGTCACGCTGACGGGTTCATTGTCACCGACTTCGTGGACTCCAAGGAGTTCGCGAACGAGGTTGCGCATACGCGGTTCGGGTCCTTCGTCGTCAACTACGCCGAGGACTATGCTGACTACTCCATCAACAATGAGTTCGCCGACAACTACGACGACTTCGTTATGAAGAAAACCGGTAAGGCACAATACCAGTTCACGCTCCGCACACCGCAGGGCACTGTATCCATCTGGACTGACGGAGGTACGTGGTTTGCGCAGAAACGCGTCCCTCGGGGCCCCCAGGTAAGATGGGCTTATAAGGTCACCGACCTACGAGAAGGTGAGAGACTGCTTCTTTATGGCGACAAAGTGCTATCGATTATGCGCACTGTATACCGAAAAGGGCGGCTCTTCTCTGATTCTCCTGAAACTCGAAACATGTTCGCGGAGATATTTGTGCGATGATAGAATTCCCTAAATTCACAATCGACATAGCAGTAGTCACCGGCTGCCTAGCCATCATCGGCATCATCGGCCGCCTCGTCTACCGCACTAGTCGATACCTCGACCACCTATCCTGTATGCTAGATGCCTGGGAGGGAACTCCCGAGCGACCCGGCGTTCTAGATCGTCTAGATGACATCGAAGACAAATTAAAAGACGTGCAGTACCACGTAAAACCCAATCACGGTGGGTCATCAATAGACGCACAGAACCGTCAGATCGCAGAAATACTCACATACCTAAGGAACAAATAATGTCCCAGCCCATCACCCCTGAACCCCCAAAGTTCCTCGGCAACCCCTCAACCCGCCTATGGCTCTACAGCATCTTCTTCGCCGTCAGTGTCGCACTCGGCGTCTTCGGCCTCCTCTACTGCATAGCGGC